TTAAGAAAGCGATTAAATCCGCTGACAACCCCTACTTCAAGAGCAAGTATGCGGGGCTAGATGAGGTGATTGAAGCCTGTCGTAACACACTCAACAAGTTCGGCATAGCCGTGACGCAAACCGTTGAGTATGCACCGGAGGTGACGACTCACCCAATAGACAGTGAGTCAACAACCATCCCACAGCAGACAATCCTCGTGACTACTCTGCTCTACGGTGAGCAGTCCATTAGGAGTGTGATGCCTTTGGAATACAAGCGTGGTGATATGCAATCGCTTGGGTCAGCAATGACCTACGCTCGACGCTACTCCCTGCAAAGCATCTGCTGTCTGGCAACGGACGAGCCTGATGACGATGGCAACAAGGCTGTCGGTGAAAAGAATGTGGAAGCTAAAGTCAACAAGCGCAGCAACTACAAGCCCAAGGCTGGTGTTGCATCGGTTGACGAACTGAAGGTGTTAGCAGCACAAGACGCTGCTGATGGATTCATTAAATGATTAACATGGTGAACGGGCGGCAGCGATGGTACTGGAGGATAGTTATCTTCAGGCGGGGTTATGTTCCCCTGTATTGAGCCTACGCCGTGACCCGCTCGTTCACCACTTAACTTTATGGCAGAAATAAATCATAACGATAGAGCGCATCACCCCGACTTCCCTCCGTCATCACTGCCAGCACTGGCAAAGTGTCCGTGCTATAAGTCATCGGATACGGTAGGGCAAGCAGCCATTAGAGGAACCAAGCTGCATGAGAAACTAGAGGAGATACTGTGCAGTACCAAACTGGTAAAGGAAGTTAAGGCTTTAGCAAAGGAATAACAATGAACTCTAGGACTCCATCAGAAATAAGAGACGCTGCTATCGAAAGGTACAACAGCATAGCAGCACCCAAGTTCGATGCGGGTCAGAAGGAGCATGGAGGCAACCTTGACTTTCGTGTGCAGTGGGAAGACTTGGAGTACGAGGTGACGGACTTATGGTTCTACATCCAGAGCATGAAGCGGAAGTGTTCCCTACTGGCAGAAGAGAACAAAGAACTGCGTAGGAAGGTTGACATACTACGAGCCTCACTGGAGGAGATAGACTTGCTGCTTTAAGACTGATATGAAACGTAACCTCTCACTAGCGATAGACTTCCTACTGCTGTGTGGGATTATGTTTATGATTTATAAGCTGCTCTCGACATGACTATCACTCTCGATTCTGCGGAGGTTGCAACTGCACAAATGCTGGCAGCGATGAGATTTAATGTGGCCCGTGCGGCGGGTGTGACCAACCGGAAGATGGGAGAGCAATCAGACTACGAGACAGACTTGGAAGGGATGGCATCGGAGATGGCGTTTTGTAAACACTTTAACTACTGGCCTGACCTGACCATCGGCCCACGCAAGGGGGGCTGGGATGTGGATGGCAGGGCGGGGGAACGCATAGATGTTAAGGTCACAAAGTATGAGAACGGGAGGTTGCTGGCTACTCTCAAGAAGACACCGGATGATGCCGACTACTATGTGTTGATGGTTGGGCAGTGTCCGACATACAAGCTGGCTGGATACGCAAGTGCAGAGGAGCTATTGAAAGAGGAAAACATTATGGACTTGGGACACGGCAAAGGGTACGCCCTGAACCAATCACAACTGCGACAGTTCGCTGTCCCCAAGGAGGAGACAAAGCCATGACAGACAAAATAAAACAATGGGAAGAGATAGCGCAGGGAGTTCTGCGTGACCCGAAGGCAAGCAGGAGTGAGGTGAGTTGCGCCCTCACCGGCATCACCCGTAGCGATGACACAACCCTGCGCGGGTTGCTTGAGAAGAAGCTCAAGACAGCATGGAAGGCTAAAGTCTAATGCCGATTAAAGATTACCCCGATGAGATTGTTTGGGCTGCGGGCTACATCCTGTCTGTGTCCGGCAGGAAGAAGCTAATCTCCGAGCAGCGGGTTTCCATTATGAGGGATAGTGAGGAGATCTCATTTGGCAGCATGGATGCCTACTGCAAGGGCCACCTGTTCGACCTGAAGACAGGGCTGATGCGTGACTACAAGCAGCAGATGGCAGCTTACGCATTGGGCGTGATGCAGAAGTTTGGTGACAAGAAGCTCACCTGTCACTTGGTTTATTCCAAGTACAAGAAGGTGGAGAAGTTTGACATCACGATAGAGGAAGCGGAGGACATTGTGTACGCGATTGTTGATTCGGTTGAAGACCCGACCCGCTCACCTTGGCCGTGCGACTACTGCCGCTGGTGTGGCAGGAAAGAAACCTGCACAGCAATAAAACAATTTGGCTTCTCGGTTGCTGGGCAACTGGAACTGATGAAGCATATCAATCTCGATGAACCGATTAACAACCCAGCCGTTAGTAAGCGGTTACTCTCTATTGCGGATGCAGTAGAGGGGTGGGCAAGCGGGGTCAGAGAGAAGCTAAAAGAGAAATAGTAATATGGCTGAAGAAACAAAACCAAAAGTAAAACTGGATTACAGTAAGGTCGCAAAGAAGGGCTGGCTGTATAAGAACGAACGCAAGCGTGAAGGGAGTAACGACCCCGACTTCAAGGGCAAGATTGTTGAACTCGACCTCGCACTCCTTAAAGACGCTGCTGACCATGAAGGCAAGGTTAGCTTGTTCCTGTCCGGCTGGACTGAAGAAGACCAGCAAGGCACGACACGGGTTGGACTAGCCATTCAGAAGGGTGTTCCCGCTGCCTCCGAGGGTATCGAGTCACCGTTTTAATTAGGTACTAAACAGTACCCAACCCTTTCCCTGCTTTGTTTATACTGTGGTTGCGGGGAGGGGGTTGATTAAAAGAAAGAGGAATTATGAAAGAGAAAAAGAAACTAATTAAACTCAATGAATCGGAGATGACTCTGGCTCGCATGGCGGTAGTGGCATCATCAATCGCATTCGGGGTTGAGGCAGAGGATATTACCGCCCGCCGAAGAGCCGCCGAACGAGTTGTGATGGCAAGGCAAACGTCCTACTGGCTATTGAAGTCGGGCAGCTTCATGTCCTACCCCAGAATTGCAGCGGCTTTTGGGGGACGCACACATGGAACCGCGCTGCACGGCTACAAGAAGATTGAGAATGAGTTGGAACTTAACTTACCCAGAGGATACTCCCAGTGCATAAGGGATGCGGAGGGATACTTCAGTGAGTTCAGGGGTATGCACCGCCAGAGGGAGGTTGCCCGCAAGAGGAAGGAGTTTGAAAATGTTGTTTGATATAACCAGACCCGTCCGGAAACCAATCACTATATGGGAAATGCAGAGGGTGCTTGAAGCTGTTGAAGTAAAGATTGCCAAGTGTCTCCAGCATAGGGGTGAGTGTGCTGGGGGAGATTACATCTGGGATGATGACGATATTAAGAAGGAGTATTTTGCGCTACGCAAGAAGCGTACCATACTGATTAACAAGGTAGCGTCTGTCAGTCTTGAGTGATACGCATTACACACCCTTTCGTGATTGCGGTGGCATCCACGATTGGGTCTTTCTCATTATCCTTGTAGTGGCTTGAGGTGATGATAATAAACTCCGCCTGTACGGAGGAAAGGACTCCGCTGGTTACACACATACAGGGCTTAACCTTGGACAGTTCGCTCTGGACGTAGCCAGCAGGGTCTAGCCATTCGACCTCAACCCGCTTGCCTACCCAACTCTTTGGGAACTTGTTCTTAAATACTCTTCCACCCATCTTTATATTTCTCCCATTTGCACATCATAATGTTTCCCCTACCCTTCCCTGCCGGAAAAAGAACAGCGGGGGAGGTGCTGCTGCCGACAGCCGACACGGGTATAATGTAGTACCCGTCCATTGAGATGTCGGGATAATCCTTTGAGTAAGGCAGGAACAGAATCAGGAAGTCACAGTCCTTACTCTCGTATGCCCTCCTATTTTTCCCTGTACCATGTGACACGCTGCACCGATAACTCCGGTGCTTTGAAATATTAGCCGTCTTAACTTGGATGCGTTTAACCGAGCCATCCTTCTCGGCTATCAGGTCGTAGGTGTCTGTGTTCAAGGGCCAACTTACCGTGAACCCAAGCTCAACCAATTTCGACGCAACTGCAAGTTCTGCAACGCTCCCTGTTCTTGATGTATCTGCGATATTTCAACCCTCCACCCTTGGATTACTTCTTCTTGTCACGTTCTTTTCTTTCCTGATCGAATGACTCGTAGGCCATCACATCTTCATCGGTAAGCAATTTACGCCTACGCATCTCAATGATATGCTCCCGTTGGGTTTCGTAATCCGCACCCTTGGCATCCCACTTGTCGATTAAGAATTTAATCTTCTTGCTCTCGTTCTTAATATCAAGAAATTCTTCTGCCAAGGCATAGTCCATAAGTGATTTCTCCTGACCCTTCACCTTGTACTTTCTCATCAGCAATGCCTGTCCGATCTTCAACCTCTTCTGGGCATCTATGTATTTCTGTGAGGTTTCGGGGTCTTTATAAACATACTCTGGTTTAAGGTCTTTGCGCCACGCCGTCTTCATATCATCCTCAAGTTTATCAATGAGTGTTCCCTCGCTTGCCCCCTCTGCATTGTCTTCGTACCACCTATCGACCCAAGCCTCTGTCGTCTTCCGGATGGCGGTTTCTGCATTCTTGGAGAAGAACGCAGCCTTCTCCTCTGGTGATTTGACCCTGATAGGAGGGATAAGTTTGGCTCGCCTAGCTGCCCTCATGTATATCTCGTCAGCCCTCTCTATCCTGTAAAGCTCGTCCTCTCCTTGGTACTTCCTGATCCATTCCTTGAACTCCCCAATATGGCTATCCGGAACATCCTTACCAGCCAAGGGACGCCTCTTCTTTATGGAAGCACCAAGCATTCTCAAAACTTTTTCCGTGTGGGCTGTCCCCCACGCATCGTCCTCATCTATAAATGCCTTTGTCCACTCGGATGCAATCTGTTCAGCTTC